TCTGATAAAATAGGTGTATAAGTCATTTTAAAAGGTTTTAAAGTGTTATAAATTCAATTAATGTAATGATTGTGCAAAGTGCATAGATTAAGCCATAGAGGGCAGCAAATGATACGATAGTGAATAAAATATTATCTTTTATGCTTGTTTTTTTACTACTTACTTTTTTTAAAAGGTTAGAGTTTAGTTTTTGCATAGTTTTATTTATTTAATTATTTGTAATTATTTACATTGCAAATATATAACACTTTTGCACAATAGCAAATAAATTGTTAAAAATATTTATAAATATGCTAATTTATAATGATTCTAAATAACTAGAAATCAAGAGATTGCAGTATATAGAACGCACATACACACGCATACACGCACATAGGAGATGTCTGGCAGTTTCAGCAGTTTCAGCAGTTTCAGGGCAGTTTCAGGGCAGAAACAGTTTCAAGAAAAGTTTTTTGTAAAAGTTTTTTAGAAAATTATTTTATTTTCATATACCAATCAAGGACATCCATACATTCTTCAAGTCCTTTAACTACTTTAGCATAGTAACCTGCTTCATTGAGGTCAGCTACCCATTGTTTTTGTTCTTTGGATGCATAGCAAGTCTTATCGGCTTTAATCTCTAAGAAGAGTCCTGCGTACTCGCTATTGACCTTTAGTATCTGCATATCAGGAAACCCTTTAACATATCCTGTTTTCTTAGCCATAATAGCTTGAGTCATTGAGGTTCTTATACCACCTAGAGATGCACAGTATCTAACTTTAGGATAGGTAAATTGTATATAGGTGCAGAATGATGATTGTACTCTAGCTTCTTTCTTCATTGCCATACCCTATACCCCCTTACCCCCTACACCCCCTGTACCCCCTATCCCCCTAGTCCCCCTACCTCCCTTATCAGTATAGGTAGTTCCTTTAAGTAGTTGATACATTAATGGTTGTGATACTTCATACTTCCTAGCCATAGCAGATATAGTTATCTTATCAGTAGCAGTATTAAACTCTAGTCTTATAGCATCAGCTTCAGCAACAGTAAACTTTCTTCTAGAGTAACCTCCACCTCTTGAGTCTTTCCTATCACCTACTTTTATCTTTCTAATCTTTGGCATAATATCTATTTAATATTCATCATCAAACCTGTCAGTAGTTTCACCATACTGGTATTCAACATCAACATTTGTTATAGTTACCTCTACTTTGTTTAACTTCTTTTTATTTACGTAACAGATTCTATCTATTAGTTCTTGGTCTTTCTTTATTTGATCTATGTTGGATGTTAGTGCAAATGTATCTAATATTCCCATAGTAACCTTCCTGGTTACAGCAGCCTTATTCTTAATCTCATACGATACAAATATTCTAAATATCGGTTTCTTCATTTTTTATTTTATCTAACTCAAATTCTAAATGATTGATTGCTTTCTGTATGCACTCAACACTTGTAGAGTGTTTCCTTTTTGCTCGGAGCAAATATGTGGTGGCAGTCCCTACATTATACGATAAATCAAAATCCTCAATTACTTTCCTAGCCTCATATCCATACACTTTACCAATGTAATAGTTAGGTATCTTATCTTTACTATAGTCTACTTCTAATCCTAACTGATTTTTAGTCAGTTTCATCTTTGGATTTATTGTATCACTCATAGTATATCCATTCCTGCCCTGTTCGTAATAAAGTTTATTGTGTTTTTCTGACATTTTGTTTTTGTATTTCACTATAACTTATATTTCTATCGTGTGCTAAACCTCCTGTTCTTGTTACTACTTTATCTCTTCGCCCCTTTATGTTAGCAGTTTCTACTTTCTCCATATTCCAAATTATCTTTTGATTCTGTTTACCTTTAATTCTTCCTTCTATAATAGTAATTAATATAACTATTAAAAAAAAGATTGATAGTATTATGCCTAGTATTGTAAATATAATCATTCTGATAATAGTCTTAGTAATTGTGAACTCGTATATATTCTTTCATTTCCTGAATAAGTGTCAAAGATACAAGTAAAGTTATCTTCTTCCCATATCCATAAAGAATTTACTTTGTTCTTGATGTGTCCTTTTAACACCCACTTAATTGTCTTGTATTTTCTTTCCATTTTATTATTGTTTTAATTGTATTGGGGAGGCGACCAAACCCCCCCTCTACTACTCAGGTCTGAACAATTAAAAGCTCTTAGGTCTTACCCTTTATTTATTATTAATTACTTCCTGAGTATTTATTATGTTTTAAATAAATTTCCATAAACAGTCTTATGGTATTTTATTGCTTCTTTTTTTATATCATTTACCTGTTTAACTCTTTTCCAACCAAACTGCATGTAATATGTCAAGTCAGTATTTATAGTTTCTGGTATTTCTAATTTCTTTAATTTGTATTTCTCTTTATTTTTCATGAAACAAATATATAAAAATAATTGAATTTTATATAAATTACTTTCTAAAACTTTTACCCCTGATAACCACCACTTTACACTTTCTTAACCTATCTAAAGTTCTCTCATCATATCTTTTTGATAAATCTTCTGCATCTAAATTAGTAGTTATAAGTAAAGTCTTTGAACTATCTTCAGCATAAGATATAGCATCAGCAACTGCATCTATCTTAGTACCATAATCATTCTTAATACTCTCAGTCCCTAAATCATCAATAATAATAAAAGAAGCATCACTCCTTTCTATCTGACCAAGTTCTTTAGCTGGTATGCTAGTAAGCAACTTATTTGTTTTTGTTCTAAAGATTGCAGGAATAACATAGTTAAGAATAGTAGACTTACCTAATCCACAATCACCCATTAGCATTAAACCTCTACCTTTAGTATCAACTAACCAATCAATTATTTTATCGTAAGATTCTAAATGATCATATACATCAATAGTTCTATCGTAATGCTTAAACGCTTTAACAAACATTTCTTTAATATCCTCTTTAGTTCCTAACCTGTATCTGTTATACATCTTAGGTTGTAGGAAGTTTTCTATTTTAAAAGTATCTTCTATTGTTCTCATAATCTATATATCCTTAATTAAATCAGCAACTGCCCTCCAATCATCATTTGTGCTATTATCTTTATTCTTGTATAATACACGCAATGCACTTAATGCATCATTAATCTTTTGCTTCTTGGTTTTATTAGTCTTTTTTACATTTACAGGAAGTCTATCTGTTAAATCCCATTCAATTGATGTCCTGCCTGTAATACTACACTTTCTATTTCTAACCTCGTAAATAACACCCAACTCTCTAAGTTCAGTAAATCTTGCTCTTGAAGATGTAATCGCACTATTTTTACTTAACATAGTAGATAATACTTCTGCACTCGTACAGGGTGCATTAGTCAAAATAGATTCATAAACTTTAAATCTCATTTTAGATAATAATCCTTCTTCTTTAATTTGATTGTAGCAATCTACTGATGTTTGTCTTGTTTTCATAATTATAGTTTTAAAAAGAACCATCTCCATAATCCTTACCCTTAGTATGTCTATGTGATGTAGTTCTATCATTAGTATTATTGTTTCTACTACTTTTTTCCCAAGTTCTTACACAAGCCTTCCAGCTCTTCATTTTTTCTTTACCTATCTGCCAACCTTTACTTTCATAAAAATCACAGAATGTTTCTGCATCTACATTATTTTTTCTTTCAGTACAATATTCTTTAACTTCAATTATTGTTGGTTTTTTAAAATTTACCTTATTATTAATACTCTTATTATTAATACTAGTATTACTACTCTTTAGCATTTTTGTTAATACCCCTTTGTCATTTTTGCTAAGGGGGTCTAAACAAATTTGTATATACCTATTAGCAATTTCGTTACTACCTTCCTTATATGTATAACTAACTGATATATAGCCTCTTTCCTTTAATTCTTTAATCCATCTGGAAATAGTTACTTTGTTCTTTCCATATAAATCTGAGAAGTATTTATTAGAAGCATAACAAGCACCACCCATTGAAAGTAGAGATGTTATTTCAGCATAAAGAAGTTTAGCGTTTGGAGTTAAATCTTTATCATACCTTACACCTGCAGGTATGACAGAGAAGAAGTTTGGTTGTTCTTTCATTGTGTTATAGTTTTTAAAATAAGGAGGAGTATATTTCAACCCCTCCTTGTTTTTATTTAGAATGGTAAGTCATCTGAAGGTGAATTTATCCCACCCATAGGGTCTTTTCTTGATGTTTCACTCATTAATGGCTTTTGTTTTGGCTCAAAATCATTTACATAGGCATAATGTGTAGCACCTTTTTCTGATGGCTCTCTGCGTTCTGAAATAACCATAGACACCCAACCATTCTTTGAGTTCTTTTGTAATTCATCCAGCTTAAAGTTAGCGACCATCATTGATCCATACTTAGTTGGAATGTTTTTAATACTACTTGGTAAGTAGACCTTCTCTTTCTTGTCTGTCATTTTTTTGTTTTTTAATTTTATATAATTTAGTTAATGAATCCTTTATTCTGCTTAATATATCTTCTAGTTTTATTATTTCTTCATCCACATCGACCTGCATTAATCTCCCTTCTATTCTTTCATAAGTTTCAATGTCAATTACACCTTCTACTCTTTTAAATGATTTAGAATCTTCAGAATATGTTTTAAAGAAAAACTTAAATTGTCTTGCATGATATATTATTGTTGCGTGATGTAAATTTGTAACCTCCCCTATCTTCATTAAAGTTAATGCAAAAACTTCTCTAAGCACAAAAATATACATTCTTTTTGCTGATATAATGTTTCTCTTTCTGCTTCCTGAAAATATTTGATCTTTACTTACTTTGTAAATATCTGATAATTCATCAATAATTATATTGTTATAACTATCGTTAAATTTTAATTGTTTTCTTTTCATTTGTTTATTGTTATTTTAAGTCGTAAATTATTGTGTCTATTACATCTTGAACTGTTAAGCCTATAAAGTCTGCTAATCTATGTGCGTGTATAAATCTAAGGTTGGATGGTATTTTTATGAAATCTCTACTGGTAGCATAATTAACTCCTATCACCTTACATAGAGTTGAATTAGATATACCATATATTCTTAGTAGTGCTTCAAACTCATTCCTAGATTGCCTAATCTTTAGTAGTGAATATTTTTTAGTCATTTCTGTGCAAGTATTTATCAACCTTGCTAGCTAATACTTTAAAGTTTGTTTTATCAAAGTGATAGAAGTCTAACACCTGCTTCTTATCTAGCAGCTCAATAATATCATCTTCAGATATAAAACCTAAAACACTTTTATTATTCCATACAATGTATGTGTAAACTTTTAGGAAATGTTTAAAAATCTCTATCTCTAAATACTCCATCTTTGTGCATTTTGAGCCATTGCTTTTGTGGGTCTTTTTCATATCTGTTGTTATATAGTATAGTTATTATTTCTTCTGCTTCTTCTTCTGATAAATCATTTAATCTATTTAAAATATCAGTTTTCATTGTTGTCGTAAGTGATGTTAAGTCAATGTTACCTTCAATGGTCAGCCATTGTGAGTTTGTTATCTCACTAGGCTTTCCATCAAAAAGTTCATCTATATCACTATTACTTAGGCTCATCTACAATCTCATCCTGACCAAATACTCCTTGCTCATAGAATCCTGTTAGTTTAAGAACCACTCTACTCATTGCTCTTTTCTCAGCCATTGATACTGGAAATTTCTTACCACCACCATTTAAGTTAGCAGGAGATGCTTCACCAAAACTCATTACATTTCTAACTTCACTACCAACCTTCATAGTACCTGCTGCTTTTAATACACAAGTGCTTTTTTCAATATCCATAGTTATCACTTCATATCCAATAGTGATTCCATTCTTAGCAGAAATCTTATCAATACCTGTTCTAGTGATGATTACAAAGCCTCTAGGGTCTTTAAACACATCTTCAGCAGTTAAGCCATTCTCTTTATAAAGCCTTCTTAAAGCCTCTGTTCTTGTTTCAACAACTACTTCTGGTTGCTTCTTTAATTTTTCCTGCATTGTTTTTTTTGCCATTTGATTATTTAATTGATTAGTATTCTGATTTTGTTCTTGTTCTTGCATTTCTATATGCATTTCTTTCATCTTTCCCATAATTGTTTATTGTTTTAGTTATTAATTGAGGCAAAGATATAAAATTGGAATTACCTACCAAAAAATTTTTAACAATTTTTATAAAAATGTTTATCGGCTAGATACGACTAATTTATAGTAATAAGTAAAACTATTACAATTAGTGCAATATAGAACAAGGATAGTTTAGTTGAGTCTTTCATTTTGATTGTAAAAATATTAAAAGTAATGAACTAAACGAGCTACTTGACCACTATCTTTTTCATGCAAGAAACCTTCAACTGCTCTTGGAACTCCTACATATCCTTTTCTTGAGTGCCAACTATCAGTCCCTGATGGACTTCTCATGTACTCAACAGTTACGCCAATAAAATCTTTAGCATCTAACCACTTATGCTTAACCTTGTGATGTAAATGATGTAGATACCAATACCTATGAGTTGTTTCTGACCATAAGAGAGGTCTTTCCTGCGCCATTGTTAAAGGTAAGTTTGCCATCTTAGCACCATCTCCATGCTCTAAGCCTATTAAGTTCTTACCATACTTGTAATACTTTCTATGTGCTACTGATATGTCAAAGCTAACTTCACTATCGTGTCTAAACCAACTCTTTAATGCGTGAGCTAAATGAAAACCACTCTGATAATCGTGATTAGACATTGAATGAACCACATCTACAGGTGCAATCTCTCTTAAAATCTCAACACACTTAACATATAACGCAAGAGCAATTTCAAAATGTTCCCACCACTTACCATCTACATCTTGATTTGTACCTGCTGTAGTTGTATTGTAAACATTATCTATATGCAAAATATCGTTCCCTATGCAAAATAACACCCTATCCACATCAAAGCCTTCAGATTTGTCAATAAGCCCTTGTAGACCCTCTAAGACCCTCTCACACGCAATCTCTACATTGTAACCATCACCAGTTTCAAGATGATTAGCATATTTACCAATATGAATATCTGCTGGATTAATTACTAATAAGTGATTGTTATGTTTATTTGTTCTCTTTACTGATGGGTAGTGAGGTGAATGTTTTTCTATGAAGTTACTAACTGTCTTTAATATATCATTTTCATTAGCAGTTAAATCTTCTTTAGTAACAATACTAAATCTAAACTCTCCACTAGCAGACTGCCAATGTTTTACAGATACCACATCCTTTTTCTTGATGCCTCTCTCTGCTAAGTTAATGTCTAGTGCTGTATTACCATTAGTGTTAGTAGTTGATTCAGCTCTGTTCTCATAAATCATCTCTACTTCCTCCTCTGACAATCTTAATCTTTTACCATATTCTTTCATTGCTTAAAGTATTGGTTGTTAGGTAGCAATTATACAAAAAAAAAGGCTTATATAATACAAGAGTGAGATGTTTTTGAACATCCCACTCTTGAAAACTATAAACAATGAAACAAAGACAGGCACAACCCTGTCTAAATCTTAATGCAAAGATACTTATTTAGTATAACTACAGTCATTATTTTTATTATTTTTTTCAAATACTGAGAAACATAATGGAAGTATTCCTAATCCTGTTAATATCAAAGCATTAGTGTCAATTCCATTCTTCTCAATATATAGACTTGCAGATAAAACTATCACACCACTAATAGTTCTTTTGCTACTCCACTTTCCTTTTGTGTCTGTAAATAACTCTTTTACTGCTTTCAGTAATTCTGTTATTGGTTTTATGCCACCCTTCATTAGCATAGATCCTATCCATTTAGTAACCATTATTTTTTATTTTTGTATTTAGGAACTATAGCATCAATCATAGTGTCTAACCATCCAAAAATCTTGTTATCTCTCTCTGTTGGAGTTAAGTTAGTAATAACTTTAATAAAAGCCATTATTCCAATTAATAATTCTAGCCAATTTTCTGTAATAAAATTCATAATATATATTTAATTAATTAATTAATATAACCAAATCGCAGGATTTGATTTTTTCTCATCTATGTCTGTATGTATAAAGCTATCTGCTATTCCAAATCTTTTAAACCCTACATACCCTAAAGCATCTATAATGATTGCTCTCTTCTTACTGTTTGTGCATTTAATGTCTACTGCTAATCCCTTTATATGAGATGATGTTGGACTCTTAATTGATTCAGGATGATTCTTACATCTATATCCACTATTAATTACAAAAGGTGTTTTAGCGAAGCTCCTCGCTTCATCTAGCATTTCAAGCAAATAATCACTTATAACAGTTTCACCACATCCACACTTACAAGTAAACTCACTTTTGTTAAAGTGTTTTAATTCCATTTTACTTTGAATGTTTAATGTTTTTAATAACTTCATCAAAATAATCTTGAAAAGCATCTTTAACATCTTCATCATCTGGATTGTATTCTTCTGATTCGTGCATATCATAAGTAAATAATATTAACATCTCTTTATCATCTTCCTCAACTTTAACCTCTAATTCCCCCTCACTATGTAAGACTTCCATCATTTCTTTCGTAAAATGAAAATGGTGATCATGATTATCATCTGAATAATACTTCTTTTTTTTAGCCATATTTTTTTTATCTATTTGTTCTAATTTTTTTATCGCCCACTCTACACCTGATGTACCTCCCCAAGCATCCCACATAATACCACCACAACCTTCATCATAGGGAACATCTTTATGTTGCTGATGCCTTTTAAAAGAAGCCATACGAGCAATAGTATCTCTTGATAGCTTTTCTCTTCTAGCTAATTGACCTGCTCTTGTCCAACCTACAATAGTACCACAATCACTACCATTCTCTTTCTTATATTTTATAGCTCTCTTTGCATTATTAGTTGCTGCTTCTGGATAGTCATTATAAGTTTCTTCTGCATAATAATCTTTATTAGCAGTTTCACATTCTGATTTAGAATCATACTGACAATCGCCAGTTTGACCAAACCTCCACTTTCCTTCTTCGCACTCGTAGCAAGGCATATTAAGAAGTAACCATTATAAATTCAACATCAATAGCATCACTTGCACTGCTTGATTGACCTGCTATCGCTTCAATATCTGCAAAAGTTACAGTACCTGCTCCTGTTGGAGAGTCAATACCTGCATCCATAAATAATTTACTGCTTGCAGGAGAAACTTGAAACGCTAAATAGTCAGAACCATTATAAACTCTAAGGTGAAGCGTATTTACACTATCTAAATTTGTGATTCTAAAGTATTGATAATTATCTTTAACTACCTGACCTTGACCATCTAATGTTGATAATGCTAATATATTTGTCCAAGTTATACTCTCTGAACCTTTACCTGCAATACTCATTACTCTCTGAGAAACTCTGTCATTATTAAGGTAAGTCTTAGCCATTGTATTCCCATAATCAACTCCATTTAGAGAATAAGACTCTGTTATTGATACTATTAAATTTGAAGGTACTATTGTTGTTGCCATGTCTTTTTATTTTTTATGTTAATATATCATTATACTATAATGATGATAGTCTACTGTTAATATTGCTTGTTAAGGTATCACTTGAACTACTATATATTTGCACCTCTTCTATAGTTCCACTAAATCCATTTCTATTTTCTTCTCTAATACCTATTGCATCTATATCAATAGTACCTGATAAAGTTTGAGTAGTGCTTTGTGGTGATCCATTCTTATATAAAGTAAAGACATTAGAAACTCTAGTCAAAACAATGTAGTCATCACCAAAAGAACCTGAGTCTAAACCTATAACTGCTGTACCACCATCTATTTTAATAGTAATTTGAGAATCTGAAGATATTTTAAATAGTTCATTCGCTGTTGTATTATCAGCAACGAATGTTCCATTAGCTGTAGTAGGATTCATTCTAATTCCAAGAGTAAAATCTCCTGATACACTTATCTGACCAGATGTTTGTAAATTACTTTTATTTGAACTGTCAAAAGTTAAAGCACCTGTACTTGAATTATATGCTGGTTGCTCAGGGTCATCACTTTGAACCATATCTCTACTGTTAGTAGATTGGTCAGCCCATTGACTTACATTAGAACCATTTAAGGTAATACCAATTTTATTTTGATACCATCCCTCTAACGTGGCTTCATCAGTTGGAGTCCATCCACCTAAAGATTTCCTCGCACTTAAACTTAATCCTTGTTTTAAACTTAACATATTTTATTTATAAATCTCTGTAACCAATTCCCACACCACTAGTAAGTGTAATTGCTGTAATGTTAAGAAACAGCGTGCTTCCAGCAGGTAGTGTAGTTTGAAGAGCAGCTTCGCCTGTAACCCCATCAGCAGCTATAGAAGATATAACTGACTCTACAGGAAAGTGTACGCAAAACCAAGTTTTACCTGTTTGTGCAACAGTAGTAAAAACCTCTGTCCCTCCACCTTTACCTAATTGCATCATTAGTAATGTATTGTCTGTATCAAATGTACTCATTTTTTTATTTTTTTTATTGTTATTATTATCTTGTAAATACTGTTATCATTGCACCTATTGTTATGCTGTATATAACCCACATAGCTTTTACTAATATTTTTCTCATTGCTGTGTTTCTATTTACTCTAGCAGTAACCCCTGTATCAGGATTTAATAGTTTTTCAGTAAGCATATCTAATTTATCCTCTATATTACTCATTTTTCCATTAATAGAGTTAATGTCTTTTTTCATTGAAATTAATTCTTCTTTAGTAGTCATTAAAAGGTAGTTGTTTTAACAGATAGATTAATAAAAACTGAACTACCAGTACCACCTGTTTCTTTTATCATTGGAAATATAATATCTCCTGCTGCTAATGAGGAGGTGGTTATAGTTGTTTCATTTATTCTTGCTAGTTTAGCATTACTACCTAGACCAGTTACAGCTATTTCATCAATTACTATAGGAGTAACATTAGTTGAAACATCCTCCACAGGAGTTACTTTACATATAGCAATAGTAATTACAGTCTCATTGTTAGATGTAAGCCATCCGCTAATAGATACAACTTTAGCAATTTCTGGTATAATACAACCCTGACCAATTCTGAAAAAATTGGTAGGAACTAAACTACCTGAAGCAACAACACTATTTCCATAATCAACAGCCATCTCAAAAGGCGACTTAGTGTCTGCTATATCCTCTCCATAGTGGTAATTTGCAGCTCCTGTAGAAAAACCCTGCATCTTATAATTAGAGACCCCCATTAATGCTTTACTCTGCCAAACTAAATTACCATCAGTTCCAGTAGCAGAAGTTCCTTCACTCTTAGTTAGTGTAGTATTATTAGTAGCATTTTCAAATCCTTTTGGATTATGTCTATTAATATCAGTTAAGTTCTTATGTTCGTTTGCAGCCATTAATTTATATGTTTTTTAACATTCTGGACAGTAATTCTTCCAACTATCGTAATTTCTTCGTGGTCTAGCATATATACTATCATACATTATAATTCCATGATTCTTATAAGTAGTTGTATTACAAGGTGCGTTAGCTGTATATGTAGGATAGTCAGCACTATTGTCAGAGTCATTTAAAAACTCTAACATATCTTGCAAGTATATCTCAGACTTTCTATAAGTGTCTTGCTTATAAGCATTTAACTCAGCAGGGTCAATGATAGTAGAGAACTCATCAATATTATGAACAATCCCCATACTACTACTATTACTCTGAACTTCATTAATAACCTCAAATCTAGCAAACCAACATAGAGTTCTAATTAAGAAATCATCCATCAAAGTTTGATTAGCTTGCGTAAGACCACCTACAGCAGGAAAATCACCTACATTGTTCTGTGTCTTTAACTCTTCATAAAACTTCTTTCCAATAGCAGTCTTTAAATGTGCTAACTCAGAAAGTAATATAGTATTGGTTGATATTAAAGCAGGATCAGTATTAGCATTAGTAAAACTATTACTTATAACCTCTGCTGCTGTTGCTAGTGTTTTATATTGATTTACATTTGCCATAGTTATTATTCAGTTTTTTCAGTTACACTTAAATCACCTGCATTATCATCACCAACTCCATCTGCATCATCATCTCTAGTTACAATGATTTGCTCTCTATCAGTTAAGAACATATCTCCCTCTTCAAGCATTGGTAAATCTTCATCTAATAATCTTCTTTGCTCGTTGATTGTAAGTATTTTAGATGGGTCAATCTGAGTAGCAAAACTAATTGGTGGCTCATAGTGAATGATTAAATCTTGAGGTAAGAATCCTAATTCTTTATATAGAATAGTCTTTATTCCATTTAAAAGTAAATCAGAAGTGTCTTTAATTACAGTAGTCATTGCTAAGTCATAAGCAATTCTAATCTCACTACCTGTGTTATTCATCTTACCACTTGAAACTAATCCACTTAGTGATGGTTGCCATCTGTGAGCAGTTACAATGTTCTGGTCAGTTATTCTCTGTAAATCTATCCAACTACCTTCTTGATCATCTTTTATAATAGAAACATTAGCAGCAGAAGTATCTCCATTCTTAACGATAAACATAATCTTACCATTATTACCCTCTCCAACAAACTTCTTCTGAGCTTCGTGTACTAATTTCTTTGCTTCTTCTTCGCCCATATCCCCACTAATCTCAACGATAGCAGATGGTTGGAAGCCATTTTTAAATTTTGTATGATTCCACTTACCAATCTCATAATCAACAGCAATATGCTCTAATGCAGCAACATAATCTGGCAATCCATAAAATGAGAATGTAGGCTCATAATCTTTAAATTGAAGTATAAATCTATTTCCCTTAACTGCTGGATATATAGGAATTATATTCAAATCTTCCTTCATTGTATTGTACTTAGCCCAATCAGGATGCACATACGCTTCTTTCTTATTCTTAGACATTCTAACAGTAGTTGCATCTATATGGTATAGATTCATCCCACCATCATATAAAACCCCCTCTAAGTAAGCATTTCCGAATGTATAATAGTCATCTGCTAATTTTTTAAAAATCATTCTTAATGACTCTCCATCAGCATTAACATCTTTAATATAATCTAATATATCTTCATTATTACTAACGAATTTAGCTCCACTTGTAAAGATTGTCTTTTGAGCTAGTACACTTCTATGAGTGCTACTTTTTCTCTTTAACTCAGCTAAATATTGAGGAAATAAGTTGTTAGTGCCAAATGGTATAAACTTAGTCCTAATTTTAGAGATGTCTTGAGGTTCTTCAATGTTTTGAGGTACAGATAAATTAAAAACTCCAAATTCAAAAGTATTACTCTTTTGAGTCTGAAGATTTGTTTTTGCTGTTCCTCTTACTTTCTTTTTTTGGCTCATCTTCAGTTTTTATAGTTGATAATTTTTCTACTAATTTTTTCAATCCCAAATCTTCATAAGCGTATGCTAACTCCTCTTGAGTTGCTGTTGCCCACCTAATAACAAAACCATCTTTATAAGTTCTTCCAGATGTTTTTTTTGCTTTATATTTTGCCATAATTGTATATATTTTTAAGTGTGGTGAATCTACAATATTTTTACCACAATCACACATATTATTAGAAAGATATTAATAGGGAAATGTTATAAACTTTTTACGAAACAAGTTCAACCTAAAAATATATCTTTAATTATTATGCTCCTGTTGTTGCAGTTAATGCTGAAGTATTAACAGTAATCGTACCAATATACTTTCTAGGTAACTCAAACTGTCTAGCCATTAAGCTTACAGTAATTCCACTTTCATCAGAAAAAGCTGCTCCTGTACCACCCTCTATAGTAGACATATTTAAGAAAGTCTGACTTTTTGCAGCTACATCCTCATTTGCATACTTAGCACTAACACCAAGAACCCAAGCGTTATCATTAGTATCAATCGCTATACCCATCATACATTGATCAAGAGTTTCTTGCATTGCGTGAAAAGTAGCACTTTCTAATTGAGGAATCATAAATGATAAACCACATTCAAATGCAGTTGAACCATTTTCTTTCGTTCCATTTATTGTTAATGCAGGAGTTTCGTTTTTGAACTCATAAACAAACCAAGCAGCATCACCACCTGACTGAATATTATCAATATCCCACTCACCTGCAGCATTACCATAAGTAATAACATCAGCAGTTTCCCAACTTCTTAAAAGTATTTGTTTTATACCACCTGTTGATTGTAAGTTCGCACATACAACCCCTATACCTGTATCTATTGCCATTTTTTTATTATTTTATTTGATTATTAAAAGTAATTAAGAGAGGAGGATAAACCTCCCCTCTATTATTACATTATTATTATACTAAAAGTCCCCACTGAACAAGAGAAGAGTACAAGTACTGTACCCCTAACTTGAAGTAACCTCTGAAGAACATTTTTTCTTCTAAATCATCATAAAATACTTTGAATGAACCTTGTGGGTCAGTTACATCAGAACCGATAATTAAGTTATCAATTGCACAGTAACACATTCCTTCAGTATTGTTAGCTCCTGCTGCACTTTGGAATACATCTGGATTAGTGTCTGTTACAATAGTAACCCACTCATACATTGCTACTAATTCAACACCTCTAAAAGAAACTCTAGGTGAAGAATCTACTCTATTAACCAATGCTAAGTCAGAACCAGTACCTTCAAGACTTTGTAAGTAAGCGTTATATACTCTAGGTGTTACAAACATTTTCTTCTCTGATGGTGGTACTTGCTGTAATGCTGCAGGTGCGCCATCATAAATTGCTGTAATCATAGTTAATGCTTCTGCTGCTGTTGGAACTCCCGTTGCTGCTGCTGCACTTTCTATTACAGTTTCTGCTTTCATTAATTCCATCCATCCATCAAATGCTGTATATCCTGCTACTGCTCCAGCTACATCACCACCCCAAGCTAATCTTACTACATCTTGAGCTATACCTTTTACTGCTCTATCAACGATTGCATCTGCTAATTGAGTTCCCTCAATATTCATTACATCAGCTCCGTTTCTGTAAGACTCCTCAATAAAAGTTCCGAAAAACTCATCAGTACATTGCTCTAAAGCAACTCTACATCTTCCTGCTGTAATTACCTTATCATCAATATTGAACTGAGTAGCACCACTTGATGCACTACAAGCTGAGTAAGACTCAACAATTTTAGTTAAAGCTGCTGCAGTGTAAACATTCATTTTATGCTTAACATTAGGTATTACCCTGTAGTTACGCATTAAATCTTCACTTCTGAATACAGGCTCGTAAAATATTTCGTTTAAGTTCGCCCCACCATAAGCTGCTGCGATACTATCATTTGCTACATTTGCCATTTTTTTCTATTTTTTTAGTTAGTAAATTTACTTCTTATTTTTGATGCTAATACATTGTAAAATTCTGCATTTGCATCTACTTTTTTGTTTTCAACTACTGCAGGGTCGCTTGAAGTTTCTAATTCTGTACCTTTAGCATCTGCTTTGTTGATTTTTGCGTTCAAACCTTCAACCTCTACTGTTAAAGTTTCATTGTTTCCTTTTTCAGAAACTAATTCACCCTCTAGTAAAGAAATCTTGTTTGATAATTCTATGTTCTTAGCTTCAAATTCAGAAATCTTATTTGTAATTTCTTCGTTATCTCCTAAGTTTACAGTTATCGCAGTTTGTTCAGCAACATCTTCAGAAACTTTTACATCACCTTTTACGGCAGTAACAATTTCCTCAACCTTGCTATTGAACCAATCTTTTAACTCGTTAGTCATTTTTTTGTTATTTATATTAATACTTAATTTATTCTTAATTTCTTCCTGCGTGATGTTCTTAAACTTAGAAACATCATACTTAGCAGCCACTTTAATAGAGTCAGAGATAGTATCAATGAATCCTAAGTCAAAAGCCTCTTGAGCATTTAACCAACTCTCCTCATTCATCATCTCAGCAAGAGTATCATACGATAATCCTGTCTTTTTTACATAAATGTCTGTTAGTTCACTTGTAATCTTATCAAGAGTTTCTGCAGTCTTTCGCATATCCTTAGCCTCTCCTGATGTTCCTCCCCAAGCGTTATGAATCATAAATAAAGAGTTCTCAGCCATTATAACCTCATCTGCACCTAAAGCAATGATAGTAGCGATACTTGCTGCTATGCCCTCTATATAGACTGTAGTCTTAGATTCTCTTCTTTTGATTACATTATACATAGCCATTCCATCAAACACATCTCCTCCAAGCGAATTAATGCGTAAGTTGATTGGCATATCTTTTAGTCCTTTGATTTCTGAGATGAAGTCTTGTGCAGTTACTCCATAAGTACCTATTTCATCAAAGATATATATATCAGCAGTTTCACCTGCCTTGTTTTGAATGTTATACCATTTTTCGTTCATAGCAGCAAAAATACAAGCAAGTGATTTTAATCTTACCTAATTTACCTACAAAACTTTTAGTATGTGATATTGCTTGATGGTACAGCTTTCTTTCTCTCCTTATATACTATATTCTGAGCCATACTCTCACTTATCTCGTACTTAATAGATAAGTCCATCCAAGTGTTAGTTCTACTTCCTTGATTACCTACTAGCATCTTATCAAAGTCAGCAATAATCATATAGTTCCTAATTCTCTTAGGCTCAATTAATCCTTTCTCTGAAAGATGTCTTATAATATCCTTACAGGTTGGATGCTCTCCAAACCTCTTATCTAACTCAGTACCAGCAATTTCAATGAAGTCAAAGACTACATCTACTTTATTTTGTCTTATTTTTTTTAGGGACATTTTTCTTTTTAGGAGTTTGCTCTATTTCAATCCACTCATCTACCATCATTTCCCAAAACTTAAAAACTGCTTGCCTACATGAAGTGCAATTCATAGATTGTTTGTTAGATGGAAATAATAAATGCCACTCTTCAAACATTAAACTTAATGAAGTTGCTTGATGGGTTGGAAAGTTTCTTTGATGATTTTTGTTAGTGATAACTGCATCAGTCATCATCTTTCTTTTTTGTTTGCTGTAATTAGCAGCGATTTCTTTAAAATTCATATGTAAAGTTTTACCATTTATCTTCTGGACATTTACCAAAAAACTCTTTTGTTAATGATGTCTTAGCATCTAAGAAACACTTGCATTTAGCACATCTTGATCCTCTACTTATTTTAGGTTTCTTTAACAGTAAAAAGTTTCGGTAAAAACTACAACTTTTACATATATCTAATCTTTCTAATTTAGTTTTTTTATCAACAAACATTTGTTTACTTTTTTAATTATTAAATTGTAGCTTGAGATTGTATCACACTTACAGTGTTCTGACTGCTAGTAATGTCTGCCTCTACTACTGTTACTTTACTTGAACTTCCCATTGCACCCATCATTTGATTCTGTCCTAATGCATTAAATTGTTGTTGTGAGAATGAAGGTGAATTAAGTAATCCTCCATCAGCAAACTTAACACCTCCTCCTGCTGAGTTCATTGCAGATAATTGTCTGCTAAACATTGCTGTACTTCTTTTATTAATAACAGCCTCACCACCCTCTAATTCAACCACTCTACCACCTACAGCAAACTTCTCTCCTCCCTGTGCGTGTGATTTACCCTTCACCATTCCTCCATCAGCAAACTCTTCTATCATTCCCCCATTTGCAAATTTTTGTGCTGCTATTACTGCAATCTGCGCAGCTCCTGTAGCTGCAGCTAAACCTATTTGAGATATACTCATACCTGCAAATAGAATTGTAACTGGATTACTCTTCATGACTGCTGCATTTAACTTTATTTTTGCTATTGCTATTGCAGTGTCTATAACCACTTGAGCAATATCCATTCTCTTTTTTCTTTGAAATGCTTTTCTTTGTATAGCTTCTACTCCTTCTTCATATTGCTGTTCTGTTATTAATCCAGCTTGTTTTCTCTCTTCAAGAATTTTCTCATCTGTAGTAGCTCTTCTATTTAAGTTAGCATTTAATATTGTAAAAATAGCATCAGAAGTTACACTCATAGCATTTAACACTCTCTCCCCATTAGCTATTCTAGCATCAGCAGCCTCCTTATCTTTTGCTATTAATTCATCTAAATCTTCTAATGATGATTGATATGGATTAAACTCTATTATGTCTTTATTTTTTTCTACTTGGTCATCCTTCTCTCTACCTAAATCTTTTAATCTATCTATCTCTAACTGAAGTGTATCTATTAATTTATTCTTATCTGTTATTTCTTTCTCTGTTGTTTCAGGCATCCTAAGAAGTATAGCCATTTCTTCTTCAGCTAATGTTATTAATGATTTTGTTTGTAATATCTCTTCACTTTCACTATCAATAAGTTTTCTTTGGTTAATCATTCTAAGACCCTGATTGCTTACTAATAAAGCTAATTCACTATTAATTAATTTTATCTCTTTCTTGTATTCTTTTTTCTTTTTTATATCATCCATTCCTGCCTCAATCTCATCTAACATAGCATTCTTTAGATTTGTTCTACCATCAATCTGTACTTTTATGTTCGCTAGATTCCTTTCAGATTGTTTTTTTGTTGTAGCTAACTGTTGATTTATTAACTTCATTAAATCTTCCTCTCTGGATAATTGTCTCTCTTTTGCTACATTAAATATTTCCATCTTTTTCGCTGCAGTTTCTGCTGCATCTCCAACTAGCATATACCTTGAAGCAACCTCTCCTAATGCAACTACAAAAAGACCAATACCTGTTTTCGCTATAGCCGTTTTTGTTATTTTTAAACCTCCATTTAATAATAATACTGCATTTTTAAATCCTATTGTTGCTGCTGTTGCAGCTAGTGTACCTAACTTATAAAGCCCAATAAATTTTATTAAAGATATAAGCCCACTTACAACCTTAGCTATTACTGTTGAATTTTCAGTTAGTGCATTAAAGAAGTTTGCAAATTTATTAATTGTTTCTTTTAGAGAACCTCCTAAATCTTCCATTAACTGTATTGAAAGACCTTCAGTTGCTGAAGTAAAACGCTTAAAAGAACCTTCTAGTGTATCTGCAACAATAGCTGCCATTTTAGCAGCAGCACCATTAGCTTCATTAAAATCTGTTGTAAGCTGTTGTATTCTTTCTGAGCCTCTTATCATTGTATTAAAAGCAGCAACTTGTCTTAAATCAACAAGACTCATTACCTCTTCATTTGTAAGACCTGCTTTATTTAAGTCATTTAAAGCTCTTTCTAAATCATCAGAACTATTGACAGTAAATCCTAAAAACTTAGATAAATCAGATGATGAATCTTGCATTTTTAAGAATATATTTCTTAAAGATGTACCTGCTATAGAAGCCTCAATACCAGCATCTGTTAGTGTTCCCATAATAGCAGTAGTTGCTTCTAATGATATATTTGCTGCTGCTGCAATAGGAGCTACCTTAGTCATAGATGTTTGAAACTTCTCTATATCTAATGCAGAACTTGTAAATGCTTCAGCCATTACATCTACAACTCTACCTGCCTCAGAAGCATCTAATCCAAAACCTCTAATTGCAGCACCTGCTACTATTGCTGCTCTACCTAAATCTGTATCTGTTGCTGTAGCTAACTGTAATGTTGCTTCTTGAGCATCTAATATTTCCTTGGTTGAAAAACCCAATTTACCATAATTAGTCTGAAGTTCTGCAACCTGTTGTGCTGTAAAGAATGTTGTTCTTCCTAGTTCCTTAGCAGTATTAGTTAGTTTTTTAAAGTCTTTATCTGAAGCACCAGTAACAGCCCTTACTTTAGCCATCTGAAATTCAAAATCTCTAAAAGACTTAATAGCTGTTCCTATAACACTACTTATTCCTCTAAATGCAGCAACAGCACCTAAAATTCCTGCAGCCATATTTCCAAAACTTTTAGTTGTTTTGGCTGCTTTTCTATCTAACTGGTCTAATTGTTTATCTCCCTGTACAACTACCTGTACTACAATTTTTTCTGTATTTGTTGACATATATATTATATATTAAAATGCTCGTTGAACATTTGCTTTTGGATTATTTTTTTTAATTTGTTCTGCTATCATATCTGCCACATCCTTACCTATAGATGGTGCTAACTTTTCTGCTATCTTATCTTTAAACTTATTTGCAGTATATCCTGCAAAGTCTGTTCTTCTTAATCTATTGCCTTCAGTCCAAAACGAATAAGGCTGACCATATCCTTTGTTTTTTAATTTCCTTAATATAGCAGTAGCACTTCCTTTTAAATTCTTAACATTCATCCAGCTTTGGATTGCATTAAGATTTGGAACTGCAGCGAATAAAGGATTGTTTACTGCCTTCCAATAACTAACAGATGACATCATACTTAAGACATTATCTTTAATATGATATTTAAGACCTCTGCTTAATTTACCAGTAGCATTATGCTTCTGTGCTTTAAGTTCGTCTTGCAACCCTTTCCTAAGCATAAAACCAACCTCAATAAGAGTTTTATTTGTTCTTTTAAATTTAAACATCTGATAGTGTATTTCCTAAATTTCTTCTTAATATTTTGTGGTCATTACCATAAGCATCTTCAGCGTAAGTTGGAACTAAGTATTCCTGCAACTCTGATATTCTCATTGAATAAAGATATTGTATTACTGCACTTGTTGATTCAGTAGTGTAGTCAATCAATATGACATCATTTTCAGTAGTTGCTATGAAATTTGCTCGCATATTACCATTAGCATAAGGCATAGTGAATGAATTTGATGAAGATATATAACAAGTATCACCTTCCTTTCTATATGTCTTTACTGTTATAGTGCCTACAATCAACAAATAAGGATTTGTAATATCTATCTCGTAAGTTTTACCTATAGTTAATCCTGATAATTGCTGATAAATACCACAAAAACTAGGCTTACTACTAGACTTATGTCCTTTGAACTGAGCAAAAGAACCACTTATGGATGGTGCTTCTATGTTAGTATATGGACTTCCTTCAGTACCTGCAGTGTGATATTTATACCATATATTTTTAGTTGTTGGATAACTATTAGAAACAGCATCTAATTGTGGATCAGCAGCAGTAGTTGCATAATCTACAGCAGAATCTATATTGCTGGTTAGTAATGGCTGTCCTAAACCTAAAAACTCACCAGTATAGTTTGTTATACTGCAGAATATGTCTAATCCACTTTGTTGTGGCACTCCTCTACTTGATATTTCTTGATTATTCATATTTTATTATTAATATATTTTTAAAGCTGAGGTACTTCTGGTAAAAAAGGACTGCTAGGTGGACTCGCCCAATTACGAGGTCTGCCTCTAAATACTGGTGCATTAAAAGGGTAAACAAGTGATGTAATAAATTCAATTAACTCAACTTTAGTAGAATCATTTTTATTTGGCATATAATCTAAAACTTTACTTATTCTCCAATAAACACCATCTATATAAATTAATTTTGTAAAATCTAAATTTACAATATCTGAAATTTTTAAATCAACATATACACTTCTTACTCTTGGATTTAATTTAAGCATCTCTATTAAGTTTCTGTAATATGTTTCATACAAGCCAGCTCCTGTTTCTTCTGCACTATATATCCCTGTAGCATCATCATAATTCCTAATAGAAATATTACCATAAGATAAGACAGGACTTGTGTTGCTATCTCTATTTACCATTGTTGCTTGTGGGAATATCCCTGAAACTACCCCCTCCCCAGATAATCCTTGTTTCGCAATTATTTTTTTCAATTTATCACCCCAAGTTTGAGCAAAAGCAAATTTAGTTGTTGGTAAGGCGGCAGGAACTGTAGGAGAGTATTTATTCCAATATAATAATCTTGGCAGAAAACTAAAACCTTTATCTGGTCGTCCCTCATCTCTAGCATTAACATTTTCTGTCCACAAACAACCAGAGTATGCAGTATTAGTTGATGGAAATACAGTAGTGTCGTTGTCTTTAGCATTGTAAGTTCCAGCAAAGAATGGATTTTCAAATGTACTATCTCCCTTCTCAAAAGTATCAGGAAGCTGCTCCCAGTATGGGTATTCATCTTGTATGTCATTAAAAAACTTCTTACCTCTGTAATTTACTACAGCATCTGCACTATCACTCTTATACTTAAAAATGATATTTCTTTTTAAATCACTTTTTATCCATTGATCATTTATTTCTTTACTTCTATCTAATTTATAAGTCCAATCTATTGCATCTTTTAGAGGCTTATAAAAATCATTAAAAGGCTCTATATGTACTGTCTTAGAACCTTCATCTGTAGTCATTTGAAGATTAAATGCGTGAGCTATACCTTTAACAAAATCTATCTGCTTCATCTCTTTATCAATCACTTCGGATAAGTTATAAGTCTGCCCATAATCAACATATTCAGGATTAATATTAATTGCATAAGTAGCATTAGCACTATCAGATGTTGTTGTTGAAGTTGGTGTAGTTGAGCCAAATAAATAGAGTCTTATTTCATTAGTACCTAAAGAAGAAGTTCTTGCTTTAACATTAAGAACCAATCTTAATTGATCACCTTTATTAAGGTATCTAGTTTCATCTAACCCTGCAGTAAATAACTGAGCTGGATTGTCTGACAACGGACTCCCACCTGAATCAATAAAACTGCTGGTTATCATGCTAGCAATATTATTAAAAGAAGTTTGACCTACTGTTTTTAGCTGCAAGACTATCTTAGTCCACCCCACCTCTAAAGAACCTGAAGTATAACTAACTCTCTCACCAAATAATCCAAAGTCATTTAGAGAAATATTATGAAAGCCATATTCTTGCACAGTATATATACCTGATGTTGCATCCCAGCCTACATTATCAGTGTCAGTATTTAAAGTAAAACCAGCAGAATCATTAAGGTCAATGTTAAAAGTGAAATAAGAAAACTCAGTAGGGTCAAATGGATCATTATCAGGATCTATTAAAAATGAAGATATTAACCCCTCTCCTGTGAAGCTATTACCATAAGAATATATAGTCAATCTTTCTGAAGCATTGTTATATAGAAAATTAGGTAATGACCATACTAACCTCTTAAACATATCAGTATTGATAAAAGATGAGCTTATCTTAAATCCCAGTCCAGAAAATATCTTCTCTAAAGTTTTTTTAACGAATATTGTAGGTCGCCAGTCTGGAGAAGGTGGTGGTGTTCCGTAATCGTTTTGTCCATTATTAAATCCATAATAACCTAATGTGCTTGGACTTGTTAATGCTCCGTACCTACCAAAATGAGTATCTAGTAGTTGTATTGTTCTTTGATCACCTCCTGCATTATAAACTCCATAAGATGTTATTGGATAAACTATAGGTGAGTTAGCTCCATTATCAGAATCTACATGCTGCCAAGTATCTACAATGCCATCTTTATTGTAGATAAGCCCATCTCCCTCAGCCCCCCAATCTATATCACTCATATAAGCATCTTGAATGCCTGCAGCCCAAGTTAAATTATTTCCGAAAAACACACATTCATAATGAGATGGTTTTTCACCATAACCACTAACACTATTAACTTGTATTAATCCAACCTTAGAGTAAAGATTATTTACGAGTATTCTACATTGTTTTTTTGCAGTAACTTTATTATCAACATCTATATTTGCAATATATAGGTTTTTAAATATTTGATTATTATTCTTAGTGGCAGGAATTTTAAATGTCTTACTATAATCACCACTTGTTGAGGTTAAATCTTTAAAATCTGAAATCTGAAATGTCATTGCAAGAGGAAAGTCAGAATGGTCAGTAACATCTAGCTCTCCAACCACGCTATTTTCCCAGTCAATACCAGTTATATTATAAACCTCTACATACTCTACAGAACCATCAAAAGCACTACCTCCAAAAAGACTAAGTCTATTATTATTACTACCTCCCTGCACCCAATCATATTCAAATGTACCATTATTAACTTGAACAAATCCATTAGCAGATCCTGCTAAATGATTTGCTAATATTAAACTACCTCCTGTTCTTCCACTTATTTTATATTTTATTCTATATCTTTGACCCTCAACAAAAATTAGATTTGATTGTATTAAAAAACCAGAACTCCCACCAGAATGAGTAGCAGCACCTCCTGCTATCGCCCATCCTGTTCCTAAATCCCAATTAGAAGAGCTAGAAAATGATGGGTTAGTAATCATCTGCGCACCCTCAAACTCACCAAATACATAATCTAATATCTCTATTTTTACTGACATATTAGTTTCTTTGTGTTTGAACTTTATGAGCTAAAGTATATTCAATATTAAATCTAACTAAACCATTTTCTTGATTAACAGTTTCAATATCACTATTTGTTATGATGACTGGTATGTATTCTTTTGTTGATGGTCTTAAATAAGGATTAACAGCATTTCCACGCTTTGTAGCATCTGTTTCCATTTCTATCCATACATTAGGCGATAACATGATTTCTTCCAACCAATTAGCAACAGATTTATTTAATGGCTCAGTATATACGCTTTGCACTCTATCTGCATATACATTTGAAACCTCTCTACCACCCTTATATATATCACCACCTCTCATTGTGTCTGAAATATAATCACTGTTAGGGACATCAAATGGGATAGCACCAGTATAACCTTGATTATCTTGATACCAAGTTCTATCTCCACTTTTTCTTTCAATAACATCTCTACTTATAGTTAATCCTTCTACTACATCTCTTTTGGCAGTATAACTATCAGTACCTCCCATTGAATTTAACCAATGAAATCTTACATATCCATAGGGGATGTTTTCGCTTTCTCTATCAATTTGAAACCAATAAGTAGAAGTTTTTGTTGTAGTTACATAAGCAGGAGGAGTACCTTGACTGTCAAAGTAACGACCTCTTGCATTTATACTGTACTTATCTATAGTTGATGTTATAGGTGATATTGATGTTGTGTATGGTCTACCTGCTCCAGTTTGAGGTACATAGGCATTATTATTAATAAAATCAGGACTAACATTCTGAATTAACATTCTGTTTTGAACTTGTGCAAATTCTACTGCAGGATTACCAACTCCTAATGTGGATAATAAAGAGTTAAAATCAGCTAAAACAAATTCAGTTTCAGTGCCATCATAATCGTAAGCAACTCCAAATAATTCGTAATAATTAAAAAATTGAGTATCGCTAGCTTGATCTATAAGTTCCTGAAGATACCATTGTAAAAATTCTCCCTGTTCATCCATTCTAACTAACTTATGGTAGGCTACTTTATTCTCTGCATCAGTATAATACCAATTTGGACACCTAGAAAGAAATCTGTTTTCAAAGGTTGCAGTTACTGGTTTTTTGTCGTGAAGAAATTGGGCGAAATAATAAACATTATCTCTTTCAAATTGATTTACTGAGTTTATTACCCTTATAATTTCTGCTATTTTTGCATCATTTGTAGCTAGTTCTAATGCTCCATTATTAGCGACATCACCAATAATTTCAAAAGTTGCACTTACCCTTAGTTCTCTATATGTTCCATTTTGAGAAACATTAAATTCACTAATTGGACTTCCTCCTGCTGTAGCATCCTTGTTAATAACATTATCTTGCATTGTAAGTCCCCCATTCATACCTCCATAGGCAGTGCTTTGCCAAGTACCTTTATTAATTGGACATAAGCTATATGATAGTTGATCTGAAACTAATTGACTTACATCTATAGTAAATCTATGACCTGCTGGTGCGTTACCGCCTGTGTATTTTTTATTAGAAATATCCCTTGACTTCTTAATAGTTCCAATAGTTTCATAAGCACCCCCTACAGTTCTTGTTTCTACCTTAAATATTACATTAACTACATCTCCATACTCAAAAGGTTCAACTGCCTCCCCTATACCACTCTTTGACCAAACAATTTCATATCTTAGTTGGTCGTTAGCACTCTTCAAGTAGTTGGATCTTGAACCTTGACTCATGTAATTTAATTGAGAGCCAGTAAAATCAAGAGGAACTATTCCCCACCTACAAACTCCGTTTATTGGTTTTGACATATCTTAATATATTTTATATTTTAAATTTAAGTAACCTCTTACTTCAGCAATTTCAGTATCATTTAAGGCTCTGTTAAAAATTATTAATTCGTTTAATTGTCCATCCATATAATTTGTATTATTATAAGAACCAATATTAAATGTTGCAGTATTGAAAACAAAAGTATTATCAAAACTTGAATCATTATCGGTAGCAGTTATAGAGTTTGCAGAATCATAATATTCTAAATCTATTCTTTTGTTATTTTTCTTTAATATTGATATATGATTACTTTCTTTATTGTCTACAGAAGTATTTGCAGTTATTGTATTAGTTCCATCACTTACTGTAGCAGTAATATGACCACTAGCATTTGTACCTATAGATATAGCAGCACTTGAGTTATACCATCCAAATACATTATCACTTGCTTTATCAATTCTACTTACCTCAAATATTGTAAAGTCTGTTGTTACAGGTAAGTTACTTCCTGAAACAAAAGTATCATTAGTGCCATCAAAATCAAAATATGTCTTGTCGTTAATGCCATCATATCCATATCTTAGTGGTTGATTTGCTACTGTAGCCTGAGCAACATTACTGTTATTACCTGATTGGTCAGCCCAAGCACTCACTCTTTTAGATGCTATATCAAATGTAGCACCACTATCTGCTTTTAACCATACTTTTAAATCAGAATAATCTGATGGGTAGTTAGAAACAGGTCTAAAGCACTTAGTAAACGCACTCATTGTGAATACTAACTTGATTTGCACTAACTTGTCATTCTTCGCATCTTTAATTCTTTCAATCTCAATGCTCTCATCATTAAGATAAGCCTCTACAGTAACATCTTGATAGTTTTTAAGAACCATATCCAACCATTCGTTAGATAAGTCTTGTAGGTTATCCCATCTCTTTTGTAGTGTTACTACTGATTGTGCTGCTTGAGAGTATAGATTGTAAAAGTTTATTTCAAAAGTGTATTCTTCTCTACCCTCGTAAACTACTGGCATTATTGATTCTGGTGGTGTTACCATCATTAATGGGTACTGAGTATCGTGGTCTTGATTTACCTCCCCATCATAACCAAACTTTGAGTCCCCATAAGTCCACTTACTTTCAAATACTGTTATTATGTCTGTTAATCTTGTTATTGCCATTATTACAATGTTATATTATTTTTATTATGTATCTTTTCTTGCACAGCAATTTCATAATCGTTCTTAGCAGTATTGTAGCTCAAGTAAGTTAATACTTTGTATAAATCTGTTTTTTTCACGCTATCAATATCATTATTACCTTCTATTCTAAATATCCCCTTCTCTGCTACCATATAAAGGCTGTTAAGCCATCCATAAGGCTTTATGAACTTGTTGTAGAGTCCAACTGTAGAAACTCTACCTTTGCCACCTCCACCTCCTCTTCTGTTTTCCCCAAAAACATTTGGAAAGTCCGAGTTAATTTTACGCTTTGCATTGTCAAAAAAAAACTGAACTCCCAAACGAAATCCATGCTTAATTCTTTAAACTTCTCGGTCTTAGCTGGTATTGCATCATCATCATACTCCTCATCTGCTCTCCTGCAAAGTATTGCCATTTGCTCAGGCAATACATCAAACCTTCCATGTTTCATTATTTCTATTGTACTATCTAAGTGAGTAGACTCAATATAATCTCCAAATGTGTTCCTTCTTAGAAATTCTTTTGGAAATAAGTACTCTTCACCATCTAATTCAAATTTTTCTATACCTTTAGGCTTATATTCTTCTAAAAGACTAGAGAATGTCGCTACAGCCTGATTAACGCTATCTACATCAAGTCTGTTCATCTCATTTTGAGTAAGTCCAGTTAGATACATAAATATATCTCTATTCATCTTTAGTAGCTCTACTTCTGAGTGTTCTGCTTCAATAACATTACCTTCTTCATCTTTTTTGTTATATTGACTTATAATTGAGTATAATCCACACCAATACCTCAATGTAATGTCTTTCCATTCTGTTGGAATCTCGTATGAGCTGTCTTGAATTTTAATTTCTACCATATCTTAGTTGTTTGTTGTTTCTTTCTGTAATACTCCCTCTAGCAATCTCTTTTCATCAGTAGCATCTATAAGTACATCTGCTAACTCTCCTGTAGAGTTTTCACATAAATTAGCAATCTTTTCTAAATGCACAACCATAGCATCTCCATTTTCTTTTGTTTTTAGTGCAGTAAGAAATCCAATAGTAGTATAGAACAACATATTTGGTATTAAAAAGATAAATTCTGCCATTGCTCCATCATCACCTTCAATCTTTAGTGTTGTTTCATGGAAATTATTTGAATACAAGTAAACAGAGTCAAGTATGTTTAAGAAGTCTTGATATTTACCTGCTATCTCATCTTCTGTAGCATAATACATTATTTTCTTTACATCTTCCATAAGAAACTCAACAACTGCTTGATGCCCTTCGTTTAAGTAAAGTATATCCATCTTTTTCATAATTCTTTGATAATTTTTTAGTAATTATTCAAAACTAGGCAAAAATAGTAATTTAACTATAAATATTTTCACAGTTTTCCGACAAACTGAAAATTATTATGAAAAATATAATACCTTGCCTCCACCACTCCAAATCTCCTTGTTTACTGCCATCACTAAGCAATCTACCATATCATCATGTTTAGCTGCAGGAAACTTAGTTAATTGGTCTAAGAACTCATCATTCCAATCGCCATTAAGCAGGCTAACCCTACCACTCTCTAAAGATGCACTTACATCACTCACTCTTGCTACCTTATCTTTAGTTGGCGGTTTATCTTCTTTAACATTAAGTCCTGTTTCTCTTACTAGAGTTTGCACAATAGACTTACCTGATGCTTTAGGCTCCACATATATTCTACTTCTATTTGTATATCCATTCTTTTGAACCCACTGTTGAATGAATTTTACTAAGTCTGGAAACTCTTTGTAGACATTAACGCAATCTACTATCTGCCATCTGTTCTCTTTATAGGTATATGCTAGCAATGCAGAAGGATCATTCTTTTGGTCAGCAGTATATGCAGGGTCAATTACAAAATTAACTACTGAATCTTCAACCCTATATCTATCTACTTTAAACCAATCCTTGTGTATCATTCCACTATCTAGTGGTGTTGGTGTTTGTTGTAGTTGTCCAGCATACCCATAACTACCTAATGCACTCCTGTAATCATCTAATGTACTTTGACTAAACCTTTCTTCCCAAAACAATCCAGTATCTTTATCATAAAACTCCTCTAGGTGTGCAGGCTTTATGTTTCCATCTCCACTTTTAGCAGGAATACAGATGTGTTTATACTTTAGCCTAGTTTCCTTACCTAACAAGAATCCTGTTAAGTCATCTTCGTGTACTCTTTGCATAATTATAATTCTCACTCCAATATCAGGTTGATTAAGCCTAGAGTAGAATGTAGTCCTATACCATTCGTTAGCATTATCTCTTTCTGTTGCAGAACTTGCCATTTGTGGTGATAAAGGGTCATCTACTATTAGAAAGTCCCCACCTTGCCCAGTAACAGTACCACCTACTGATGTTGCTCTTCTCATTCCAACATGATTGTTCTCGTATCTCTCTTTTAGGTTTTGGTCTTTCTTAATATGAAACACATCTCCCCATCTTCTCTTAAACCAATCGCTAAATATAATATCTCTGCTCTTAGTTGCAAGCTCAATAGATAGTGTTGCTGAGTATGATGATGTAATGAATCTAAGTTTAGGTGATTTTATCCAAGCCCATACTGGAAACATAACAGTTACTATAAGAGATTTTGTACTACGGAAGGGTACATTAATAATAACATCTTTAGTTTTAGGTTTCTGAGCTATTACTCTTTCACACTCTTCCTGCAATAAGTCGCATACATACTTATGATGCCAATTAGTTGATAGAGGTACTGATGGTTCTACTACAATCCACGCTGCTTTAAAGAACTCATAGAAACTCATCTCGCATAGTTTCTTTTCTAGTGCAAACTTTAAAAGTTTTTTATTAGTCATCTAATTCTGTGTAGTCAATATCTTCTGCTTCTTCTAGCCCTCTAATCTGCTTTTTAATATCATCAAGTGTTGCACCTTCAGTTAAGTTTATTTCAATCTTAGTTTCTGTATCTTTCTTTATTTCTGTTGATGATAGTTTAGGCATTGCATAGTTCATTAGTTTAGCTATTGCATCTATGTATGCTCTTGCATCCTCTTCAAATAATATATCTAATGCCATCTTAATCTTTACAGGCTGTCCTTCTAATGCATAAGCTAAAGACTTTCTAGTCATTCTAGCTAGTTTTCTTGTTTCATTATTCTTAGGTAGTAAAGACTTTGCAGTCTTGTTAAAGTTCTCATCTATATTGTTAGGTCGCTTTTTCATAGCTTCGCTACCTACCACTTTATTTTCTTCTTCTTCCATCATTATTCGTTTAGTTTGCCAATATACAATAATCTTTTAAACCTTATTCACAATAAAGATATAAAATTGAACTTCTCTAGTTTTATCGTAACTATATAGCCCTATAATTAACTTATCTTTTAACATTTTACCCTATGCCTGCGTTTTGTATAAAAACTGTGAAAGTATTTAATTCTCAAACACTATCTTCGTGCCTCTTATAAGAACCAGCATAACATTATAAAAGAAGTCTGCTTGTGAGTGCCAACTAAATAAAACACTAGCAGATATGACTGTTCTCATAATCGCCACAACATTCTAGTAAACATCATTGCTCATATCGCAAAGTATATACAACTTCTAAAATAGATGTTTAAATAATATAGACCTTTTATAAAATTGAACTTTGGTTTTGTGTGTGTACGTGTTGGTGTTCAAAGAGTCTCTGGGCTTTGGGTTACGGAATCAAAACTCACGCCTTTCTTAATGCCTTTTTAATGGCTTTTAAGGGCTTTAAATCATTACTTTGATGAATTGAAGTCATTAAATGCTGAGCATAAACTGGTTTTAGTTTGGGTTTTACCTTGTTTTTGTATCTAAAGAGATAAAAAAAAGATCATAACACTAATATTTAAACTTAATTAACAACATTTATTAATTTTTAAGCATAAAAAAACCCCTAATAATAGAGGTTTTGTGGGTGTTTCTGGTGCTAATCTTAGCAATTAAACAACATTGACAAAAGAAAAAGGATCAAATAAGAAGTGTCCGACCAGTTGGT